CTTTCATCGGGTTTGCTTCCTCTTTGACGGAATTGCTGTTGGCGCTGAAAAACGCCTTTAGCTGGTTGAAAAGTGTTTTAAGTGCGGGGTCTTGCGGTAAATCAGGATCGGGCGTCTCGGCTTCAGCTAGGTTCACCACTTCCAGTTCCTGCTCGGAGCCATCGGAGTTGACGAAGATGCCCACTCCCTCCTCTGGTGTGCCGGCGCCCGGCTCGTCAAGCAGGTTGGCTACGTGGTCAAACATCATATTGGTGACGATTTCGCGATACTTCTTGCCCTTCGACTCGCCATTAGCGGCGATTCCTGAGTAAAGAAGCCCTGTAGAGATGTGGATTGGCTCTACATTTTTACGCTCGGCCATTTCATCAAGACGATTGACCAGTCGCTGGCCTTTATCGGTTGATTCGGCATAGCCACGATCTACGTACATGTCGCCAGAAACTTTGCCGTCCTTGTGCTCAACATCCTGCAGCCATGCACCTACGTGGTATTCATTGACCGCCTGAACATCGCGAGCTGAGACGTGTTTGCCATCAACTTTTGGATGCCCTAAAGGCATTGGAGTGCGCTCAAGGGTTTTGTAGCCCTTTGCGATTTCTGCTGCCGTATACAACTTGCCGTTCATCACGATGTCGTCAACGATAGGCGTGACGCCACGGACCACAATGTGTGGCCTGCCGTTGATGATTTCGGTTGTGATGTTTGACGCAGAGTTGACGACGGACAGCACGTTAACGCGATTGCGTTTCATGCTGCTTCCTTATTGGAAGATTAGACAATAAAAAAGCCGCTTATGCGGCTTAGATGTTTTCAAAAATTTTTATACGGTCATTGATTTCAATTAAATGGTTTTCATATTCTTCGGGGCTTCTGGCTTCGCTAGCTCCGCATATCCAGTCCGCCCAATTTAGATGCTCGCTGCTATGCATATAATGACTTAATTCATTAGCGAAATGTGTATTTGGCACGATTATCGAGTGAGCATTATGTATGTTAAGTTGGTTTTCATTCAACCTCCACTCTCTTTCCCATGTGAAGTTAACACCGTTTTCCTTGACCACATCTTTATCACTAGGGTCATATGTCACGTGGCGCCAGTGAAGACGCCCCGGAAGACAATAACCCTCACTTTTAGTTTGATAGATAACGTGCCTGCCACCTAATTCATAAATAAGTGATTTACTAAAAGCAAATCCAAACTGGGTATATCGTGATGACTGATGCCTTTTTACTTCTAACGGCGACTCTGTAAAACAAACGCTTTCCAGATTTCTGAAGGTGTCTTTACCTGACGCATTGAGGTAGCCATCCATAACAATTTTCTTCATCACTTCGAAAGCACATTCATCAGCCTTATTTTTGTCTTTTCCTTTGTATTCCGTTTTTATCCAATGAAATACGTCATCAGAATAATCACTATGATTGTGCATAAATGGAGTCCTCCTTTAGTCTATTTATCGACTGGCAGATCCCATTCTTTACGTTCAATGGACAATTTTTCTATAAGGCCTTCATTTGCCACATTACCGTGTTTATCCAGAATCACCGGGATGTTAGCGCAGTAGCAGTGATACCGATTGCCGCGCTCTGCGTAGAAGCCCTCAACCTCTTCGGTTGTGTAGGTCCTGCCATGCCGGGCTGCGTGCCACGATCGCGTTGTAGGCTTTAACGCCGACAGCCAGAGAACTGCAGTGTTCAGCCCTAACCGCTCACGCGCCCAGTCAGTTTCCTGCCATTGAGCCTTGCGTAGCGCTCCGACCTGCTCTGTCTGCGCCATGTTCTTAGCTCGGGCCATTGAGACGTCGAGCCGCTTACTGATGATGCGAGCAGTTTCTTTTGGGCTGATGCCTCGTCCTATTGAATCGGCTATCACATTAGCCAGGTCACCACGGGCCCGGTTAGACTCAAGCAGCCAGTCGCTATATGTGGATACGTACGCTGCTGCCACCTGATTCTGGTATGCCGCTGAGCTGAGTAGCTGCTGAAGCGTCGTCTGCTGCTCGTAGATGGGCGACTGCACCGACAGATTTGTGAAAGCCTGTTGAGTGCCACGCTCATACTCTGCAGCGACGTACTCCAGCGCCCACAGGTTGTTGCTGCCACCTTCAAGCAGATAGTCATCAAGGATTAGCTGAACTCGCTGCAGCAGGTCAGCCAGTTGAGGTGCCGACATGTCGTAAATGTACGTGCCGGCATTAACCTGATAAATCACATTGCCATGCAATGCATAGCTCTGTGCGTTGTTCGTCCTCTCCTGCCCTGTCAGGCGCTCATCGAATAGCTTCTTCAATGCTACCTTAATCTGGTAGTACCGACTCTCGATGTCGCGGAACATCCGGTTAACGGGGCGTGCGGATTGGGTCGGGTCAGCTTTGTTGCGGGGTACTATTGGCGTCCCGATTCGGGTTTTCGCTGTCATCATCATCTGTCAGCGGGTCCTTATCGGTTAATTTTTTGTTTGGGTCAGGTGTGGCTGGCGCTTTACGTGGTTCAAGTTCGCCAACTGTCCGCACCTCATTCTCGTCAATGGCTGGGGTGCCGAATGCCTGCTGGGTGTCTTTCGCTACTGCGGCCATTGCCTGCATATTGGCGATCTTCTCTTTCTCACTTGGTGCGAGTAGGTCAGACCATGCGAGAGTTACTTCACCTGATGCCGGAGAATCAATAACACCAAGATTCCAGAACCGCTCCAGCAGCATTTGAACGACTGCCGTCTGGAACCCCCAGCGGCGACCGTTGCAGCGCTTAGCCCAGTCAGCTTTATCCTCATCAGATGCCAGGCGTCCGGTTTGCTGTCCAAAGAGAATGGTGAACGGGCATTGAATTGATGATGAGAACTCATTCGCCGTGACCGTCCAGCTTGGTGAAGGGTCGGCAGCGGCAACTGACAGCACTGATGTGGTGCCTGACTGTGTGACGAGAGCAGAATCAGTACCGCGATTCAGCTTCATCATCTTGTCGTTCATTGCTTCGCCGAGGTTTTCGTAACCAGCTTCTTTCGCCATCTTGGCGATCGCCGCCATATCTGTCTGAGCATCAAAGCTGATACCCAGTTGGCGGCTGGCGTTCTTCAGAAAACCTTCTGCGCTACCACCGGAAATCTTTTCGAGGTCCAGTAGCTTGTTATAGCCAGCACGCAGGAATGGCACGCCGGATAGCATGTTTTCATCTTCCGAACCTTCGCACAGGATGATGACGCGGTCGGGATGGACGGTAACGCTGCGCACGGGCCCGTAACTGCCATCATCACCCACTGGCTGCTCGTTAAACTGGTAGTTCACCGGTTCACCGTAGGTTTCCGACATGGTGTCCGTGTCGAAGTTGCCCGGCTTAATCTGTGATTCCCACGCAGGGATGAGTTTGACGATCGCCTTATCGCGCAACCGGGAAACAACGGCGGTGTCCACTGGCTCTTTCCATTCGCGCCCATCTTTAAACTGGATGAGCAGCGCTGAATATCTGCCAACCAGATTGCGGCGGTCAGCATCTTTGATTTTCGCCCAGTGCTTACTCAGTAACTTGGTTGCAGCCTTTTCCCAATCAGTGGTTTCCGTTGATTCCTTGTTTTCACTACCGTCGATAATCGTCGGCTTATCCGTCCAACACGACTCCAGCAGCTTATGCACGGCGGCATATGCGACAGGGTTACGCTCATAGGCGCGGTAATACTGGTCGAAACCAAGTTCATCGGGGTAACCGAATTCCTCGTACAGCTTTGTGCGCTTAGTGTTGCCGGGCTTGCTTGCATACATCATGCGCTGGCGCCCTATCTCATGAGCGAGGGCGTTCACAAGGAATTGTTCCCCGTTGCTTAGTTCACTCACTGATGAGCTCCTTAGAAGAATATTGCGCCGGTTTTCTTCGGCGAATGCAGTACACGGTATCGGGTGGCGTCCCAGTCGTGGTCTTCCTGGGTGGTATCCACGTCATCAGGTTTTTTGTCATCACGTACCAGCACAGGGACGCGGCTTATCCACCCACGGCAGTAATCGAAAACGTACAATGCTGGCTTTTCAGGAATGCCACTCTCTGTCTTCTTGCCCTCAATGACCGCTTCTAACATGTCTGCGAAAAGTGATGCGCCGTTGATTCGGGAGCCGGGTTTTTTGTTGGACTCCACCCACTTCACGCCTTGCTTCTCCATCTTCTGGCCGATGGAAAGCTCATTGTCAGCAGTGTTGTAAATGGCGCTGTCAGCTGGCCCCGGGACTACCTCTTTGCAGATGCCTGGCATAATGTGCATCTGGCCCTGCTGCTTTGTTTCTTCTGGCTCGCCACACTCTTCGCCCGCTAGCCGCTTATCGATCCACGCAACGCCCTTCGCGACGTTAGTGGATGACATATTGAGGCCCTTGTTGAGCTCGTCAGGTGGGCAGCCGTACCACTCACCAATAAGAACCAGTGACCCGGCAGGCGGGCAGAATTTGCCACCATCTGCCAGCGTTGCCTCTGTGCCGTCAGACTGCGCCCACCACAGATTAGAGAATGGTTTTGACTCGCCCCAGTCATGGGAGCGGTCAACAGCCCAAGTCTCAGGGATGGTGAATGGCTTGATAACGTGAAGCGACTCGTTCCACAAGTGGTCGAAGCGACCTCCACTGGTTACATCCCACGAACCTTCAACCCATGCTTTACGCTTGTTCGGGTCTTTGATGCTCATCAGCGTGGCGATGTACACCGGGTCGAGATAAGGGTTCTCTTTGAACGAGCCATGTATCGCAACGCGCGTAAGGGTTATCTCTTCTTCCTGCTGAGTCTGCGGGTTCTGCACCATCTGCTTCTCGCGAATAATGGTTCCACGTGGAGCTGGGGCAATGAATCTCTTCTTCACCCATGTATGACCGATGCCAAATGGGTTTGTGGTGTTGAATGTCTCAAGCGGGATGTTCGGCAATAGTGATCCGTCTTCGCGCGGGTAATCCTGCGGTCTGAATGAAGATCGCCGACAAGAGAACATCGATTCGTAAAAGTCTGCGTTAGGCTGCTTTGTCAGTTCGTTAAAGCCGATGAACGGAAATTCCTGACCGTGGTAGTCCCAGTAGTCGTCAGCCTCTTTACCAAAGCGAAAAAGCAGTTCTTCTCCCGTAGGCCATACCCACCGCAACTCCGAAGCTGAGTTCAGAAATCTGGCTCCATCACCGAACAGGCGATACATACGCTTTGACTGAGTGATGATGTCGGCAAGGTTTTTGTATTCTGTGTCGAAGATGATGCCGCGCCAGAACGTGCCATAGCCAAGCCCAACCAGACGGCGGAAACGTGCAAGCTGAGCGGCCGTCTTACCTGGCCCGCGCGTTCCCTCGAAAAGGATTTCATCGCACGGACAGCTCAGCGCAAGAGACTGTGAGCCAGGTAATGGCTTCCAAACTACGTTGTAGCTCATTTACCCAATACCTCGCTCTGCTGTTGCTGTGCGGCTGCCTCCCACTCTTCAGCACTGCTACATGATGGTACTGGCATGATGTTGTGAGTGGCGGTTACTTTCTGGTCTATCTGCTCTTTGAATGCCTGAACGCTGATGTGCTTACCGAGCAATTCGAGATTCTTCACCTTGTCCGGCCATTTGATTTTCTTCAGCAGGCCAGCGGAGTCTCCAGACATCTCAGTAACATCCATACCTGATAGGGTTGTACGCCACGTTTTCGGCCAGTCTTTAATAGGTTTCAGTTCGCCATTCGCAAGCAGGATGTCGAGTACGTCCATCTGATCTATCTCGACCAGGCGGCGAAGCACATAAGCAGCGTCAATATTTACTTGCTCATTGCGTTCAGATTTCAGTTCGACGATTCTATTTTGGATGTCAGGTTTTGTTAGGTTCTCGCAACCTGATGCCCGGGCGGTCTTTTCGCTGTACCCCGCCCGAATTGCCGCTTGCGTGGCGTTCAAATCGATGAGGTACTCGCGACAGAACATTTCTTGTTTGTCAGTGAGTGCCATTATTAAATCCATTGAAAGGGTTGAATATGTCTGGGATAGGAATAGCTGATTATCTTGCTGGAGTGAGGCATGACAAAGAACAACTTTTCTCTCGTTTTGATGACTTCTGGAATGAAATTTATGTAAAAGCTAGAGATAGCCGTAACTTTAGAGGTCATATCACAGTATCAGATCACCCTAATCACATAATTGATTTAGAAGGCACTGGACTCACTCTCATTGCTCGCAAAAGAGTTGTCTTTTTCGGCAAGCAACTTCTGTTAGAAATAGATTTTTACAAAGAGCGCAAAGACCAACAGGAATCGGTTTTGAAGGTTTATCTGGCTAATGATGGTGAACTTTTCCTCGGTCACCCTGAAGACTCCAAAGCTTTAGACTTTTTCCATGAAGAAACCAGTGTGCCATTCTTTGAACAATTGATTAGATCAGCCTCCACTGGCGGATTCATTTCAATTGATCGTTAACCACACATATTCCATCTTCAATACACCATCAGGCGTGAGGCAAACCCTCACGTCATCTTACCGTGCTAATTCAATGAAGCCATTAACCATCTCAGGCTGTGATCGGCTCATATTCCTTCATATGGAGAGTGTAATTGAGTTATCATTTACGCATTGATAACGTGAATAAACTATTCATATGGACAACGCATTTGTAGTAAGAAGGGCTTCAATCAACTCACGTCCACAGTGGGCGCTCATAATTCACAGCATCAATGGGTACTGTGTATGCGTGGTGGATAAGTCATTCCCGATAGTGGAAGGTCAGGAGTTGTCACGCCATCCCAATCATAGGGGGGTATGGGTGCTGTCAGGCAGTGATGTTGTTTTCCCGGCAAGCGTCCATGGCGGAATGAGTCTTAATGAGGCTGAAGGGGCAATTTCACGTATCGCCAGATAAAAACCTACCCATGCTCACGCCTTTGGAGATTTTTATGACTCCAGCCTTCTTGCCATTAATCCAATAAAAAACCGCCCTTAGGCGGCTGTTCGTTTATCTTTTGGGGTGAGGTGGCTCTTGGTTTTTTGCAGACTCTCCTGCATAAGCAAGAATGTCAGCCCAAGTCCGATCACCCATTGAACTACCCAGGAATCTTAGCTTCCCGGCGAAAGCATCCCAATTCTCTTCTGGGCTACCATTTTTCCACCCAGAAAAATGCTCATGAGCTCTTGCAAGAACCTCATCAACTTTTAATTTGATTGTTGCTAGGTCTTCACCCATTTGATGCTTAGCCGCGATTTGCTTGATTTCTTTAACATATCCGTCAACCAACCCTTGAGAATTATCCATACAGCCCCCTTTTAATGGAAAGCCATATTTTATCACTCATGATTGGTTAATACAGTGTCGCAACACTTCACGGCGGAGCTAACCGTTATCCCCTGTCGGAGAGATTGATCATCAGGCGCACTCGCAAATGCGCCTTGTGATGGTCATGAAAAAGCCCCCGTGAGGAGGCTTTATAATTTATGACTTGAAGCCACGTTTACCGTGGGCTTTGCGCCATGCTTTAACAGCGGCGACAATCTTGACAGGTGTTGCGTCCTTATCTTCACTGTAAAAGATCAGGTCAGAACCTTCAGGGTGCTCACTTACCGAAATGAAGTTTTCCAGCAACTTATCCTGATGAGCTTCTCCGCCTTTAGCGCTGCAGATTTCACTCACAAGTTGGGTGAATTCTGCTTCCGTATAGTCTTCAAATTTATGCTTCAGTTCCATATTTTCACCTT